TAAATGATATTTGTGGATTATCTTCAAAGGTAGGATCTTCAGTTGGGTAAAGCATATTACCAACACCTTGCAATACTAAACCAGCACCAATCGCACTTAAACCTGTACCAATAAGAGTTCCTGCTCCTGTTCCAGCTAATCCTGCTGCTCCAGTTGCTCCTATAGCTTGTGTACCAAATAATCCTGCACCTGGGAAAAAGAATGATGCTCCAATAAGTGCTGCTCCCAACAAAATAGTATTAAAAGTATCTCCACCAGCACCGCTAATAACAGGAATTATATGAATATCCTGTTGACCTATTGGATCGTTTATTTCATTTTCAGTTATTTCATAATTACCTATTTTCACTAAATAATGTTTTGGATTCATATACTTTTCAACTTCTGGGAAGTTATTTATTAAAAAACTAACAGCTTGAGGTAAGTTATGTACCTGTATTTCAAATTCTTTATGGCCGATAAATGTAGCCAACTCTCCATATAGTTTTAATTTACGCAACATAACGCAACCTCTTGCCTGTGCATTTTAGTAACCAAGGTGAGTATGGTTCTTTACAACTAAGTCTACTAGATAAATGATGTAAGACATCTCCATCTATAAAAATAGCTACATGATTTAAACCAGCATCCATTATTGACATAAATAATAAATCACCATTCTCAAGTTTCTCATTTGGTTCTAATTCTCTAAAACCAGTAGCTTCAGCACATTTTTCAAACATAGGATTTCTTATAAATTCTTCTGGTGTTGTAGGTCTTTGCCAATCCCTGAGTTCAATATCTTTTTCTTCTTTATACCAATCTCTTACTAATGACCAGCAATCTGTAACACCCCAAACCCATTCTCTACCGATAATCGGAGCTTTATAACCTTTTGGTTCGCAATATCCCCATTGCTCTGTTTTAGGATTAACAATATACCAAGGTAAATTAGAATTTTCGCAACTAACTAAGTCTGCCTGACTAGGAGTTGGGGGTGTAATTGGATGACTATGAACGATACCTGTAATTTCTCCTGTATTATCAGCTTTTACATAATCTTCTGGATCAAGAATGAAACATTGATAATTTGTCATAGATAAATTACGACAAGGATAATATCTTTCTTTTCCTTTGATGTTTAACAATAAACCACAACATTCTTTAGGATCTTCAACCTTTGCATGACTGAGAGCAGCTTCTTTCCACTCACTCATGGCATAAACGTACCAATAGAAGGAAATAGTGCTTTAGTACAAACTCTTAAAGGAATACGAATATTGGCAAGATCAAAAGCAGCAGCTAATTCAAACTGTACTACTGCTCTGTTTTCTGCTGATTTTCTATCAATTTTATAAATTTCTTTTGCGTATTCTGCTGTAGGATCTGGAGTTCCGTAAGGATTTGTTCCTCCTGTAAAATTAACAGCATCTAAAAATCTTGCTAATGTTCTAACTCTAGTTACAACAGCACCAGTTAAATCATTTCCAGGGGTTACAACATTTACGTTTAATAAAATAGCGGTAATTAAGTTTGTAACATTACTAATGGTAAGTGTAGGTCTAGGTAGTTGACCATTCGCATATTTAAATCCATCAGCTTCTAAAGGTACTGCAATATAATTATTTCCGTTCCAAACTATATTTCCATGTGCGTTCTGACCTGTTCCATAAGCTATTGGATTTGTTCCATCGTGAAATCTGTACGTAGTAGCAGATCCATGTAAAGCTGCATCTGTTGTTAGCTCAAATAGTTCAATAACTGAACCAGGATTTATGGATTGGGTTTCAGATACAGGATTTGCCATTAAGGTTCAAATACTTGTGTAAATGTTGCATTAATTCTATTTCTATTAAATTCAAATATTTCTTTGGTAAATCCAGGACAAATCCATTTATAAGTTGTTGTTTCATCAGGAGGCGACCAATCAAAAGATGCACCATCAAGTTTTCTTGCCTTTAAAAATGTTTCAATTTCAGTTGCATCTGTATTGTTTTCATTAAAAACTAAACTCCATTGTTTTGCACTTTGATTTAAACCAAAAGTAAATCTTTGTTGGTAGCCATCACCAAATTGAACTGTTCTGGTATTAGTAAGATCAGTTTTATTTGCAGAAAAAACAGGATTAAAACTAGGAAAAGTAGCCATTATCTTAATAAACCTCCAGGTCTTCTTTGCTTTAATAATTCTGATTGTATCGCTGCTGAAATAACTCTGCCAAGTTCTTTACCTTGTTGCTCATCACTTTGAACAGACGATCCAGAGGCATCTACATTTACGCTGATGTTTGTACTACCTCCTCCACCTAATTTATCATTAGGAATTATTGTACCCGATCTTTTTGGTACGAATAGTTCTGGGCCTTTCTCTCCTACTACAAAACTACCATTTTTATTAACTGGACCACCTCTCGATCTACCGCCCAATATAGGTAAACCACCGAAACCAGGAATTTTAGAAAGTAGTGTATTCACACCTAGTTTTATAAGAGAAGAACTTAAATCATTTAATATTGATTTTGCAGCATCACCCAAAGATTTAGTTCCTTGAATAGCAGCAGTTATGTTGTCAGTAACACCAGAAGCAATAGACTCTCCAATTATTTCAAAATTACTACCAACATCTTTAGTCAAATCAACTTGTTTTTTTAGTTTATTATTTAGATCAACCGCATTTTCTATTCGATTACGTTGTCCTTTAGTTAACTTCTCTTCTTCAATTCCTGTTTGTTTAATAAGATCAGTTATTTGCTGCTCTATCTCAAATTCTTCACCTTTACCAGCTAATATTGCTTGGTTTAAACGATTTTCTTTTTCAATATCTTCTAAAGTTAGACTTATCTGTTTATTATTGTTAGACCTCTCTAAGTTTGCGGTTTTTTCATCCGCAATAGCTATTTTTCTAAGAGATATTACTTTATTTAAGGCAGCGATCTCATCATTAATAGCCTTTACTCCACTTCTTCCAGCACCACTTCTTTGACTTTCTAATTTTGTTATCTTATTTCTCGCATCAAAAATAGTTGAGTCAGAACGTGCTGATCCTGCGGACAGTCGATCCACTCTACCTTTATCCATTCCTGTAATTCCTTGAATACCCTTTGCTATTTGGTTTAAGAATGGAGCTATAGCAGCTTGCATTTTTAGCATTAATACAGCAAAAGCATTACCTATCTGCTGTGTGGCTTCGCCAAATTGTTTTAGACTAGAAACAGCTTCTTCTCCTAGCACCTGATTCATCTGTTGAGTAACTGCATTTAGGGCAGCTTGCTTTCCTCCTGCTTGTTCTATCAAACGTATTCTTCTTTCTTCTTCTGTTCCTGCAATACCTAACGCACCTACTAAACCTTCTATATCAGGATTTAGTTTGTTAAAGGCTTGACCTAATTTTGCTACACCATTTACAGCATTTTGGATTGATTGGACTGCTGCTGTGGCTGCGATACCTCCTGCAAAACCACCCATCTGGCCGAACATTCCACCAATACCACCACCTAAAGCTCCTGCTGCTGCTACCCCTGGACCTTGACCAAATAACAGAGGAAAACCTCCACTAATAAGAGCACTCCCCTTATCAAATCTTCTACCTAAATTTCTAGCTCTATCGCCAATACCTGTTGCTCCTCCTGCTGGACCTCTAAGTAATTTTCCAGTTCTTTTGTCAAAATTTAAACCAGATTGAGTCGGAAGTGTAGAACTAGCAAATTGAGGACCAAATTCTTGAGCAGAAAATCCTGTAGATGCTCCTTGTAATGCTCTTGATGTCTTAGTAGCTGTTTTGCCTAACTCCGCTATGTCTTTGCCTAACCTTTCAATTCCTCTTTCTCCTGCTCGTAACATACGAGTGTCAGGAAGTGCTTTTTTAGGATCGAAGCTACTTATTGCTCCTTCCATTTGTTTAGCAAAGAAAGCAGGAGATCCTTTTTGTCCAACTGTTCCTGATACTGGAGATGACAACCCTGATACAGCAGAGGGTTTAGCCGTTACAGGTTTTATCTTAGATGTAGCTTCAACAGTTTTTACTGTGGCAGCAAGAGTTTTTTCAGCTTCTATAACTACACTTTTTCTTAACTCAACTTCTTTTCTTAAAAGTTCAATATCTCTACTATCTTCACCTCTACCAATTCTTTCTAAATCAGCTATAGCCTCTTCTAGTTTTAAATTTTCTCCTTTCAGCTTATTTTTTGCTCTTATAGCTCTATTTGATTGACCTAAAGCTGTATTCTGTAGTTTTAAAGAAGCTAGTTCTTCTTTATCTGCACTAGCGGAAGATCCACCTCCACCTCCTCTACGGCCTCCTCCTGTTCCTTTGTTTAATGCGTTTACACTTCTACTAATATTGGATAATTTAGACTCTAACTCTGATACCTTATTCAGATTCCTTACATCTACATTTATCTCAGCGTTATATGCCACGATCCAGTAAAAATTGAATATTTATCCTATTTTACATTAAATAAACTGATTAGCACTATCTCCTGCGTTTAATTTTCTCAAACTCTTTTTCTTGTT